CGCTAGGTTAGGACTAGAGTGTGTCATACGTCCCGTTATAGTACCGTTAGGGTTAACATAACCATGTACCCTACCCGTTTCTGTACTCTCTGCTAGCCACGAAGTTATCTGTGCAATTCTTTTTTGCAACATTAAGTAAGTAGCTATCAACTGTGCTTCAGGTATATCTTTAATCTTTTTAAGAGTACCTTCATCTACAATAGGTTGATTAGTAGGTGTGAAGTTCTTAGGCTTCCAGCCAAAATCAATTAAGTATTCTCCTATTTGTTTACGTGAGCCGGGATTAAACTCGGTTTTAATAACACGTTTAATTTTTTTATACTTACATATTTCTTCATACTCTTCCTCAAACAAACGCATACGTTTACTTAACTCTCTACACTTAGCAAATCTAGAAGCTTTGCCATCTGCATTGTACATTATGCGTAGTACATAGACATCTTCTTTAGGTTTGAATGTTTTCTGTATTGCAGCTTTTGTATCTTCAAGTTTCTCAGACAACTCCGCAAGTAAAATAGTAGAGCCTTCTTCATTTAACATAAAGCCGTGCTCTCTTTGCTTATGTAAGTACTTAGCCATAGCATGTTCTATATCTACAGACTGCTTAGAAAATCCTTTGCTTTCTACTTTAAGATGATTGTACAACTTAGCATTAACAAGTACATCATTAATACAGTATGTAAGCATCTCTTCGGTGTACTCTTCAAACTCTTTGAAGTCCATCTTGCGCTGCCCTAAGCGGTAACCCCAAGCTGCTAGGCTGTGACTACCCTCTCTAGTAGGGTTAAATAATCTTGAAAGAACAAGTGTATCCATGACCGCACAGTTTGTACTTAAATCTACTCCATATAGTTTTTCTATTACAGGTATATCGAATCCAATAATGTTGTGACCTATTAACTTAGTAGCTGTTAATAAAAAATCAATACCCTCTTGAATCTGATCCGGTTTAAAGCTATAAACTTTATCATTGTCCACATCGTAGGCAACAATACACCATATCTTGGTAGCATCTATAGCGTCTGTTTCAATGTCAAATACTAAATTTAAAATGGTATCTTATCCTCATCGTTGAATTCGTCTGATTCTAACTGCTCATCAAATATTTCTTTGAGCCTACCAGTATCATTGTCGTACAGTAAATGTGATGCCATACCTACATCCCCTGTGTACCTAGACTTTAGTACACGCAAGTGTGTAGTGTTAGCTTCCAGTGGATCATCAGACTGTTGGTTACGTTCTAGTGCTATCACGCAATCAGATAACTGTGCAATAGATTGACTGCCTCTAAGATGCGACAAGCCTACTGTAACTCCCTGCTCATGTCCTTTGTTACCCTCCACTCTACGAAGGTGAGACACTAGTATCATACCTACGCCTGTTTCTTCTACAAGAGATCGCAAGCGGGTCATAATGCTATCAATAGCTTTACGCTCATCGCCGTTCTCCATAGAGGATACAAGCATATGTAAGTGATCTACTACAATCCACTTACAGTCACAACCCATAGTTAGGTAGCGTAACTTAGAAAATATTTCTTCTATATCATGCTGACCTAAGTGTGAATAGATCCACAACCTATCTGCTGCCTCACCCTTGAATAGATTAGCGTGGTGTTTACGCCACTCAGCTTCAGGAAACTCCTCACGAATCTGATTAATGTACAACTTAGCGTTGGCCTCAATAGAAACAATACCGTCCACTGTTCTATTCTTGTTTTCCTCAAGGGCTAAAATACCCACACGGTCTTGAGTATTCTTAATAATAAAGTGTTCGATCTCTCTAGTGATTGAAGACTTACCTAGCCCTGTACCACCAGTGATAGTTACTAACTCCCCCTGCCGCATACCATACAGCTTTTCATTTAAGCCCTCCCAAGGATAAGGTATAGACTCAAGCTGTTCCCTATTAAAATAACTATCATCCATATCAGATACATTGATAATGCCTGAGGGAGTATAGAGTTTAGCAGCCCACCATGCTGTCACATAAGCTTGCTTTCTATTCTGCCGCAGCATATCATTAGAGTCTTTGAACTCTTCAGGTAAGTGCAGTACTTTACTTTTACCGGGGCGTAGTATCCTAGCTACTTTCTTAGCAGCTTCTAGTCCGGGCTTGTCATTATCAAAGTTAATAACTACAAAGTCAAAGGATTCTAAGAACTCTAAGTTTTCTTTGACATCTTTAACAGCACCAGCCGCACCATTCTTAACAGATACTACAGGCCACTTAGATCCCAGCATTTCGTAAGCCGCCATTGCATCACACTCACCCTCTACTAAGGTGACAAACTTGCCTCCAGTTTGAAACAGTTGCTGACCGAACAGTCCTGTATTCTTTGGTGAGCCTTCCCAAGCAAAGTCTTTTGTGATTGTATTCCTAACCTTGGAGCCGCCGATCTCATTGGTATTGTAGTAAGGATAAAAGTGTGTAGTAATTTTGTTACTTGAATTTAATATTGATTTGACACCATACTTCTTAGCAGTATCAAGAGTGATACCCCTATCAGTTAGTGCGTTGAAAGAACCATCATTGTAGTTAAGGGAATTACGTTGGTATGTTTTTATTTCCGAAACGGGAGCAGTAATACTGTCACCTCCATTATCATAATTTCGTAAGTAAGTCTGGCAGCTAAAGCAATATCCATTACCATCAGCATCCACCGACACCGGATCACTACCGCCACATTCAGTACAGGGCAAATGAAACTTAACAAAGCTCATTAAATTCTCCATAAAAAGAAGGGGCCTTTACAGCCCCTCTTAGTTTAGTCTACAACTTCAGCTTCTGCTGGAGCTTCTTCTAGTTCAGCGGATAGCTGCCTAGATAGCTGCAACTCAGCGGCTTGTAATGTCACAAGACGGTGGCTTACTTCACTCACCTCCTGTCTTATATTAATCACATGGCCCACGATAGCCTTAGCTGTTTCAGATAGGTCATCTAGATTGTATTCATTACCATCTACTGTGACTGTCTGCTGCTCTTCACTCATAGTTCTGCCTCATCCTCATCTTCAACATCAAACTCATCATCAACTCCACCATTGAATTCAACAAGAGATAGTACTTGCATCTTTACAAAGTCTAAGCCTTTGAAAGTCTTGCCGTTCCATTGTGATTCCCACTCTTTGTACTGAACCTTTACATGAGATCCATTGCCTACACTGACATCAATCTCTTGCTTGCGTCTGTCCAATAACACTGGAGCTTTACGAATCATACCATTAGGGCCATTTACTTTGCGCTTAATGATGACAGCAGGGCCTTCATTCATTTGCTTAACAGTAAAGCCACGATCTTCAAACTGCTGTGCAGTCTCATTGTCTACAACTAAATTGACGGTGTAACACGGATCATAAGTTGTGTTAGGTGTAGTAACAAAAGCCCAATAAGCTGTGCCTTCTAGTACTGCCATATCATATACCTCGGTTGGTTTTGGTGCGAACAATTATAATGATTTTGAAATCAATGTCAAGCGTAATTACGCTCCCATTGCAACTTTCTTTTCTTCAATCCTTTACTAAGGACTTCTTTACTGGCATGGCATCTTGCTGCATACCAATAAGTTTGTTTTAATTCCTCCTTTAAAGCTCTGATGTTATAAGTTTTCTTAGCTCCGCCAGCTACTGGCTTCACTGTCCCTTTCTTATTCCCTACGGTTACTTCGCATAGTCTCCAGCCTTCCAAATAAAACCATAAGTTATATTGCTGGCTACGTTTAGGGTTAAGTAGTTTATCTTTAAGCTCTAGTATTTCTTCTACCATTCTCCTAACTCCTCAATGAACTGTGAAAATAAAATACTCAAGTCATTATCAGACACATAACTAGAACCTGCTTCATACATAGTCTCTGTCACAAAACTAATAAACTTAATTTTAATTTTATTATTAGGTAGAGGCGCAGTAATTCTAATAGCAAATAACTGGCACCACCAATCGTCAATCCTAACATCTATTGCAGCTTTTTGTTCTGCTAATTCAGCATGAATATCAACACCACTCATCACTTTCCTCCCGTTGGACAGTTAAATAAACTAATACGAAATCTAGGACAGCTTGCTTCCCATACCTATACATTAAGTTCTCAGCATCTCTACGCATTGAGTCAGTCACCTCATCATACCCACTATAGATGTCAGAGTATAGCATGATATGGTTGCTTAAATCAATTATTTTTTCCATTCTTCCATACCCTTTTGCGTACTGGAGAAATCCTAGTATTCTTTAGAATGTAATGTACTCTATTATATTTTTCATTTGTTTTGTCGGCTATTTCTTTTTGAGAATAACCTTCACGAAATAACTTAACAATATTAATTGTTACAGGGGTGACAGCCCCACGCCACGGGTGATTGCGTTCGGGAAACATATAATCTAAATTCTCTTGACACTTTATAGCCTTGTAAAACAATTAAACTTCCTCACTTGAATCTACTTGATACTCTATATCTTCTTTATCTAAAACATTCTCAATCTTTATTGAAGCCTCACCTGCATTGAAAGCTTTGATATAAAATCTAACTTCCACTACAAACTCTTTAACTTCAGCGTCACCCCAATGCTTATCAATTAAGACAGCATCACTTAGCTCACGAAGCCTATCTATATCAGTCATTCCTCAACTCCATTCTTTTAATTGCACACTTAACGCAGTGTAATAAATCTTTTAAGTACACCATAGATCCCCTGTTTTTTTCTTTGCCACAGTTAGCGCACTGTGCTATCACAGAGTGATCACTTCTAATTCAGTTTCAATCCAAACCTTAGCGCCACAAGGCAGCGGATTATCGGGTGAATAAATTACTTTTACTAGCGGTTTACCTTCAGAGTCTACAACAGCAGCGTGATTAGCTTTCCTGTTCTGCTTGTAGTCTTTCACAGTAATCACAGGTAAGTCAGATCCTTTAGCATTAGCTTTGATATGATGCTGATTGATATGTATTTTAGTTTTCATCTTCTACTCCAAGATATTTTAGTGCTAGTTTTAAACCGTGTACACAGCCATCGTGCCACGTATACATACTAGGCCCAGTATGTGCATGTATCATAGATTCTTGATGTTCATATACCTGATGAGCTAACGCCCTGCGAACATACTTAATATCAACATGTTTATCTGCATTTTTAAACAAACCTTCACCAATTATTTCATTTAACTCATTAAACAAATCAGTCATACATTTTCCTTTGATTAAAGTGTGAGCAGTTTTACACCATGCTCAGGGTGACAGGAGTTACGCCGCTATTGCAAAGTCTTTAATAACTTGCTGGATCTTTTCAGATCTTTTAACTTGTGAGATTGGTAGATCTACAGAGTTCTTTCTAGTGCCAGTGTGATGAGTAGCCCAATCAGTAAGTGCATTGTACACTGACCAATAGTTAGCTCCCATCTTTAATGAATAATGATTAGCATACTTCTCCATTGCATACATAAAAGAATTATTATTGTAGACTGCGGGAGTATCTAGTATTGTTCGTACTAATTCACCAGACTTCAACATGTCTAAAGCTAATTGAGAGCGTGTCGCAGTTGCTATGTGCTTGACCACTTGCTTTAAAGTTACATGAGTATTTTTCCACTCAGCCCAGATATGATTTTGTTCATCCATTACACCCATAATTTTATTCATCTGACTAGCGCCTTTGTCAACATCTAATGCTTGAGTATGTCGAGCCTTATAAATAGCAGCTACCTCACCTAGAAATACTTGATGATTCGTACAGGCATTTTGATTAGCACCGGCAGTAGCTTGATAAGACCACACCGAAGTATGTGAGTTTATGTGCAGCAATTCCATCAGGGCTGTGTCGCCATCGGGAGTTTCAATCTTATGATTGGGTAGCTGATGCCTAACAAAACAAACCCCACCATTGTCACCAACTTGAATAGTTTCTTTGATGTCTTTTAAATTTAACTGGCTGCGCTCCAATACATTACGGGCAGTATCAATCATAGTTTTATGAGGCACCATCTTATAACGCTCACCGTGGATCGCTAAAGATTCTCCGGTATCTTCACGGTAATAAACTCTTTTACTGTCCATCGAATTAATATTTCCGAAGGCTCCCAAACCTTCAGCCTTATATAATACTGGCGTAGAAGACACTTCAAAGTCCGCAGCGCCGTAGCCAGAGTCACGCAAGCAATCTATATCTGAATTATTTTTAAAGAAAGAAACTACTGTGTTCATAAGAACTCCTGATTATAAGATGATGAGTTACCAGCTACTCATTGTCACTCTTTAAGGCTCCACAAGGGAGGTGACGGGTCAGGCTTCACGGTGCCTCAAACCGGCCTACCTAAGAAAAACTAGGAAGGTCGTAAGACCTCCTTCCTAGTTTTCTTAGACAATCTTAAAACAATTTAACTGCGATGTCAAGCAGCAAGCTTTATATTTTCTAAGTCTGCAAAGAAGTTAGCGGTGCCGATCTCAGCCAATCTAGTTTCTTTCTTAGAACCTTTACGTTTTAGTGCGCCTACTGCACCGTCATCATCTAAGAATCTCAAGTCAGTATCATCAAAGCTTGTAAGCTTTATAGTTTTACCAGCTACTACTATTGATTCAGGTATTTTAAATTCGCCCTTAGCCTCCTTAGTATTAAAAGATATTACTGTATTCAACTGAGCCGCAATAGCTTTCTTAAAACTATTGATACACTTAGCATTATTCATTGAGGCTGAGTATGTCAAATGATAGTTACTTAATCTATTACGCTCAACCCTATGAAGTACTTTAGTGTAATCATAAAACTGTACGTTAGGCATTGAGCTAATTAAGTCCAACCAATCCTCATCACTAGTACCGTTGAGTCGAACACAATAATTATCGGACTCACTCTTTAATATCTCAGATCTTAGGCGTTCTTTGAAGCCATCGGGATCACTAATATATTGTACAGTCCGACGAGTCATTGCAAGTTGAACAGAGTTCATTACCATTCTACCTGAAGTTTTACCCAAGCAATCATCTTCACACCCAGCAACACTAGAGTAAGCACATAAAGTACGCTTAGATATTGTATTAGCCGGTTGCAAATAAAGAATACTTGTGTTATACTTATACTTTTTAAGACCTTTAAAGACCTTAGTAGAACTATTAAGACCCATTAAGGGTAGTTTAGTATTATTAATATACTCTTCATAAGGCTTAATAGTCTTTAAAGCTATTGTATTTATCAAGCTATTGTTCATCATATTCTCCAAATAAACTGTCGAAATCATCAGGCATACAGCCCGATATAATAAACTCACGTTCATCCAAGCTAATGTTAGGCATTGCATTTTGAATTAGTATGCCACCACGTTCCCATGATACATACTGAGCCAAAGTAATGTCAATGTCCATAACATTATTCTTTTTAGTTACTGGCGATACTCTTTTAATTTTCACAATATATCCTTATAAATATTCTAAGATTAGTTCTTCTTCTTCTTCAGTTAATTTTGTAAA